CATAGTTGTTACAGATGCTGTATTGAATAATGGAACAGATTCTAAAGCAGCACAACTGCTAAACATGCTGCTCATAGTTGTTACTGATGCAGTATTAAATAATGGAACAGTTTTTAAAGAAGAACAACTATCAAACATTGCTGACATAGTTGTTACTGATGCAGTATTATAAAGAGGTACAAATTTTAAAAGACGACATGTGCTAAACATGCTTGACATAGTTGTTACTGAAGCAGTATTTAAAAATGGAGCAACTTGTAAACTTCTACAATTTGCAAACATGCCTGATGTAGATGTTAGGATTGCAGATGTATTAAAAACAACATCTTGTAAATAATAACAGCCACTAAAAAGGCTGGCTGCAGAAGTAATATTTGATGAAATAATCTGAACTTGTTGAGCGTAAGATGGATTGACTGTAGTGGATCCATTACCGCTAAGAGTTATACTTGTAGCATTTGGAGCAGCAATAGAAAGACTTAGCCATGGACTTGGATAAAGATTTGATGCAGTAAGTGCAGAATGTCTACGATTTGTCTGTACATTTGAAAATGTTCTACCTGAAATTGTTGGCGTAATAGTAACAATAGCCTGACGATATCCTTCAGATGTTACAGTTCCTGATGATATTGATGACCATGTATAGTTCTTTTCTGCTGTGACACCACTATTATGATTACTTGTTGTACCATCGCCCCAGTCAACTGTGTACTGACTTCCATCTGAAGTAGTCATATTAACAGCAAAATAATTAGAATCTTGATTAAATACAGCAATAGTTCCAATTACCTTTTGCTCAGATGCTGTTGGGACCGTATAAGTAAGCCAATCAGAAGGTGCTACCCAACCAAGACTATTTTCAGTCGTAATTGGCTTGCCTCTATCAAGTCCTATTGGAGCATTACTTGTACGAAGTACAGTCATTATGCAATTTCACTTCCGAATGCCTGAAATGCAAAAGATGTATTGGATGCACGAACAGTAATAACATCTGAAGCATTTATTGTAATACCCAAAGTAAATGTAATTGAATCATTTGCATTTAAGGTTGCATCATAAACAACATAATGTTGGTTAGCAATGGATGCTCCATCTGGTCTAATTGCTATTCTAAATGTTCCTGTTGTACCTAAATTAGCAACAGTTATTGTTGACACTACCGCCTCAGTTGCGGCTGGCACTGTGTATAGAGTTGTATCTGTTGTTGCTGCTGGATTGGATTGACCCAATACTTTATATGATGTAGCCATTTATGCTCCTATTAACATTAGTAAAGAAAAGTCTCCGCCACCAGGACCAGTAGCGCCAGTTGCCCCTGTAGGACCTGTAGAACCTGTAGGACCTGTAGCACCTGTTGTACCAATTCCTGTAGGACCAGTGTCTCCTGTAGGTCCAGTAGCACCTGTAGGTCCAGTTGCGCCTACTGGGCCAGTAGCGCCTGTTACACCAATTGGACCTGTAGGACCAGTGTCTCCAGTTGCTCCTATAGGACCTGTTGCGCCAATCGGACCAGTTGATCCAGTTGAACCAGTAGGACCAACATCGCCTGTGACTCCTTGCGGTCCAGTTGCGCCAACAGCACCTGATGGACCAGTTGCACCAGTAACACCAATGTCACCAGTTACACCTTGAGGTCCAGTAACTCCTGTAGCACCTATTGGTCCTGTAGCGCCTGTTGCGCCTATTGGACCTACATCACCAGTAACTCCTTGAGGTCCAGTTGCGCCTGTTGCGCCTGTTGGACCTGTTGGACCTGCAATACCAACAGCACTTACTGCAAAGATTAAGTTGTGATTATTAGCAAAGTTGGTTGTTCCAGTTCCTGCTGAAGTAATCAAAGTTACAGGTACTTCAAAATATCCTACTTGAGGAGTTGGTGTTGAAGAAATAGTCCACTTTTGATAGTTATTAGAATCACTTTTGTCTTGTAAAATTATAATATCGTCTGTCTTTAGCAATGCTAAAAAGATATCAATGTCAGCACCATCTTGATCTATATGGCTAACATTGATTTGTGTTGCAGAAATCTGTGTTGCATTATTCCAAATAATGTGACCATTTCCAGGATCTCCTGTTGTTACACCAGTCTTTGCTTGATAGTCATAGTAGTTAGTTGATACACCATCTGCTCCTGTAGGTCCAGTTGCTCCTGTAACACCTGTAGGGCCAGTGGCCCCAGTTGCTCCAATTGGTCCTGTTGCACCTATTGGTCCTGTAGGACCTACATCTCCAGTTACACCTACAGGGCCTGTTGCTCCTGTGTGGCCTTCTGGTCCTGTAGCGCCAGTGTCTCCAGTAACTCCTTGAGGTCCAGTTGCTCCAGTAGGTCCTGTCTGTCCAATTGGACCAGTAGAACCTGTAGCACCTGTTGGGCCTATGTCTCCAGTAACACCTGTAGGGCCTGTAGAACCAGTTGCACCAGTATCTCCAGTAACACCTGTAGGGCCTGTAGGACCTGTAGATCCTGTTGCTCCTATTGGTCCTGTAGGACCTGTTGCACCTGTTAATCCTTGTGGTCCAGTTGATCCTGTAGGGCCAACATCACCAGTAACTCCAGTTGCTCCTGTTGCACCAGTTGTTCCTATACCTGTAGGGCCAGTCTGTCCTGTAGGACCTGTTGCTCCTGTAACACCAGAAGGACCTATTGGGCCAGTAGCACCAGTAGGACCTGTAGGGCCAGTCTGTCCTTGAGGTCCAGGTGATGAAAGGATTACTTTGTTGTTTTGTTCATCAATAACAACTTCTATACCTAAATTAGGCATTACTTGTAACCTCTGCCCTAACAGTTACTTGTCCTTGAATTAATCTTGTAATTACTCCGCCACTATTTAAATCTAAGTCATAAACATAAATAGTTGGGTCCAAAGTCAATGTTTGTTCATCAGTTGCAGTGATATCTATTGTTCCAGTAGGTCCTGTAATTACAATACCGCCACCGCCAGTAGTCAAAGTTAGTGCTGCTACTGGATCTCCATATTTTAAACGCAACTGCATCTTGGCTGTGTAGCCAGTCAGGTCAATCGGATTACCATTTGGATCGTTATAAACTAACGAAACAGTATATGTGGAACCTTGGTCCATTATAAAATTATATACGCCTGCTGTAGCCATTATTTCCTCTCAGTTGCCCAAATTAAGAATGAACCAAGGGCAATAAATGAAATTGCTGGAGCAATCATGTAAAGACCGTAGGTTGCTAATGCAACTCCTACTACCTCAACTATAATAGACCAATCTATCTTAGGCTTTTTCATGTTGCTCCTTATATTTTGTAGAATCTTGCCACAACAGGCTTTGGCTTTGGTGCCATTGCTCTGTCATAACTAAATATTGCAGCAACTGCTGCGTCAATTTTCTTCTTTGTGTTAGCCTTTGCAATCATAAGTCCTCTTGAAGAAGTCTTAGTAACTGCATTTGCTATGTGTTTATTAAGTCTTGGATCTCCATCATGAGTGAATGATCCATTAACTACCGCCTCATAGAAGCGTTGAGTTGCTGGAACCATGCGTTCTGCAGAGTTTGGATATGAAATAATAGGCAAGCCTTGTTCTTCCAGAACCATCATAGTTCTCTGCCATCTCGCTGGGTCAAATACTACTTCTGAAACCTGAACTCCTTTGCTTCTGCACCAATCTACAATGGTTGCTTCAACCTCTGCGACAGGCACATGCCAAGTTGGATCAGGATCAACTTCAGGCAGTTCCCACATTCCAATAACCTTTAAATGAGGCTTTTCAGAACCTAAGAACCATCCTACTATAGCAGTTGTATCACCGCTAAAAGATCCATCAAAGCCAATTATACACGATTCTCCAGGAATAATGTCTCTGTTTTTTAATTCTAATGCGTCCCATAGATCTGACTTTATCCATGCTTCTCCAACAGAAGTCCATAGATTTAGACGCTTTGTTTTAAATTCATTTTCTGGTGTCAATAAGGCTGCAGATTGCATATCTTCCATAGAAAGAATATCTCCCATAGAAGGATTTGCTATTTTCCAGTTCTCTTCATCCTTATAATTGAGTTTTTCATCACCTTGATACCAGGCAAAAAAGAAGGAAGGATCTTCAACTTCACCTTTTGCTATTTGTATTCCACGATTATACATAGAATAACAGACTGAATCTTTACCATTTGAGTCATATTTTGTACCTGCTGTAGTAATTGCTACCAACATAGGCTCTTCACGAGCACCCATAGATAGAGATAAAACATCATATAACTCTCTATTTGGCTGTGCATGTAACTCATCTATTACGATAAATGTAGAGTTTAAACCTTCTTTTGTATAAGCATCTGATGACAAAGCCCTATATACAGAACCAGTCAAAGGATTGTAGATGGTGTTTTGATATACCTCTAATATGTCTTTTAACTCTGGTTCTAATTCAATCATCTTCTTTACTGTCTTAAAGATGATTCTGGCTTGTTCTTTGTCTGCCGCCGCAGAATAGATCTGTCCACCATTTACACCCAAAACTATTTGCTCCAGTACGAGTGAAGCAATTAGTGCTGATTTACCATTCTTGCGTGGTACGCCAATTAAGGCACGACGATGCTTTAGTAGTCCGTCTTCTCTTTCAGCATATAAATGAAGAAGTAAATCTTTTTGCCATGGGCGTAGTTTAAATTTATCACCAGTCTTGCCAGCAACAGAGTCTTCAGTCAAACGACAAAGAGTTTCTATAAAGTCTATGACCTCATAGCCACGAGTGTTGCCTAATTCGGTTTCAGAAACTGGAGATAAATATGTAGGTGGCCACATCTTACGCCCAATTAACTGCTAAGGACAACCTACTCTTCTCAAAATCTATATCTACTATTTCTACTTGGATCTCTTGTCCAACAGTAAACATCTCAGGAGTAAAGTTCTCTACCTTAGACTTGTGGATTAGTCCAGACAATAAACCTATGTTGACAAATGCACCATAGTCAGCAACACCAGAAATTGTTCCTGTATGTATTTGACCTATAGCCAATTTAGCAAATTCAATATTTCTATCTTCTTTAATTGCCTGCTCTAAAAGTGCACGACGAGATAGAACAATATTCTTTTTCTCTCTATCAAATTGAGTAATAATGGCATCAATTTCTTGGCCAATGTAGGCGTTTATATCTTCAACTCTATTTAGTTCAATTAGTGAACCAGGCAAAAATGCTCTTACGCCAATATCTACAATTAGGCCACCTTTGATGGCTTTGGTAATTGTTCCTCTAATTGGCTGTGATATCTCATAACAATTTTGAAGATCATTCCAGAAAGCCTGCATTTGTCCTTCTTTAAGAGACATTATAAATTGGCCTTCTTCATTCTCACCACTCAAAATGACCGCATCTACTGTTTCGCCAATAGAGACTAACTCGTGCAACTGTGCATCCTTTGAGCCAAATATTTCCGATTTCGGAATAAAAGCCTCAGTCTTATATGCAATATCCACGAGTATTCCATCACGACCTATTTGCACAATAGTGCCTGTTACAATATCGCCTTTTTTATAGGTCTTTAAGGAATTATCAATCGCTTGTAGAAATTCCTGTGTTGTCATTTGTTGGTTCATTATTGTTATCATCCCGATTTTCTATTATTACCACTTCAGGCTCCATAGCCTTCTTGCGGTTCTCTCTTCTCTCCAATAATTTGTCTATTGAAGTTGCTGCTCTTACCTCTGCCACACCAAGACGAGATCTTGATATTGGATCAAAGCCAAGAGAAGTTAGTGCATCAGTGTAAGCCTTGTTAATTGCAACATAAGCCTTAGCATCTGCTGGTTCTGTTGTAGCCATATATCTAACTCTTGCAGCCTCTGTGGCATCAGCCAGACGAGCAGCATTCTCAATTGTTTCAATATCGCTAACTGGACTTAGCCAAGTAACTGCAATTCCCCATGCTCTATCCCAAAGTTTTTTTCCTGATTCCCCCAGATTTTCTGGAGCAGGTGGAATTTCTTTTGCCATGGGTAAATGCGTAATGTTATTTAAATCAGGCAAAGGTCTATTTCCAGGATTACCCAATAAACGCTTAAGTTCAATTGGTTTTGGCGGTCTGCCTGCTGTTGGTTGGCTCATAATTATTTTTTGTTTTCCTTAATGTCCGATTTGCACTATTTGTACATTTTATCATAAATCTTATAATATTGCGAGAATATACAGAAAGGGGCAGCCAGGGTTTCCTGATGTTTTTTACGCACAGAAAAATACCCATACCCAGGATTTGCCAGGTAGGGGCTATGCGGTGTTTGTTATTATTTCAAATTAAATATATATTAAAACTAAATTATTTCTTAGATGAGTTGCATGATCTGCACAAAACAATTATATTTTCAAGTATGTTACTTCCACCATTTGCCAAACTTAGTATATGGTCTGCGGTAAGATCTTTTGTAGATTTACATCTGCTACACCATGGCTGTGCCTGTCTTGCAATTCTACTTAATCTATTCCATTCCTTGTCATACTGTTTATTTCTTTCTCTTCTCTTTGGGTCCCTCGCCTGGATTGTATATAGGCACTGCTTGCAAGTTGAGTTTCTTGATAGGACTCCACAGTATAGGCATGGGGAGTAGAACTTCTTCATATTTATTTTCCAAATACTTTTATATTATTATTCTGTTTCTTCATTCAATGCTTGACATTCTTCACACTCATGGTCTTCATCATAATTCTCATACTTGACCATGGCACCCAGATGGGCGTTAAACATTGTTAATGTAGTAATAGATGCTCTATTCAATAATGTCTCAATACCATCAAATGATAATCTCTCATCAGTTTGCATCTGTGTATTTACTGGACCAATAGATAGGCTGATACTTAGCATATTGCTTCCTCCCTGATTTTGGGTAGGCTCACGCCTGGTAGTAACATTATATCAGATAATAGATACTTTATCAAACTTCATTCCTTACTTTAGAT